GGCAACGGCAAACGCCATCAAGGAAGGAACAACGACCGTTGAGGAATGCTTCTATAAGCCCTATCAGCAGGCACAGCTGCAGAAGGAGGCCGACGCAAAGGCTGAGACCGCACAGGGCAAGGCCGCTGCCGCTATTGCTCAGGCAACAGGCGAGGCTCAGGTTCCTGCGAACGTTGACCCTGAGACAGGCGAAATCAAGCCTGAGAGTGAGAAATCAGAAGCTCCGAAGAAGAAAACCGCCAAAAAGTAACAGCAATATGGAAATTCAAGAAAAAAACGTGATTTTGGCCTATTCTGAGGCCGAGGACAGCGGAAAGAAGCTCTTACGGACTCTCTTTCCAAGTATTGACTTTGACGCGGCCACACAGCCCGAAACGCGGTCTATCATCGAGCGCGTCACGACATTCGATGAAGCCGTTGAGGAACTGAGCCGCAGAGCCTCTGACGGTGACGAGCTGGCAAGTCAGCTCCTGAATGATTGGGAGCAGCTCCATGAGTCGGCAACACCTGACCTTGTGGCATACATCAAACTGCGCATCGTCTGTGCCGCTCTCAATGAAGGTTGGGAGCCTGAGTTCACAGAGGACGAAGAGCGTTGGTACCCGTGGCATTATCTTTGGACTCAGGGAGAGATAGACCGTATGTCTGACGAAGAGAAGCAACAGCGAGCATTGATTGGCGTAGATGATTACCGTCAGGATGGCTGGGCGGGCTTCGCTTACTCGGACTCGAACTGCGCCCCCTCGGACACGGACACGGATATCGGGTCTCGCCTCTGCTGTAAGGACGAAAAAACGGCACGCCACGCCGCGACCACGTTTATCCGTCTGTGGGCTGACTTCAAGCTCATTCGTAAGTAACTTTTTCCCCTGAGGGCGACGGGCTGTCTGCCTGTCTCTCTCAGGACATTTTTTAACCATCAAATAACAGATTTTTTATGGAAATTACAAAGATTGAACAGGCCGCCGAGGCTTGGAAAGAAGAGAACAAAGAGAAGCGTTCTATCATCGTCATGGCTATTGAGGTACACGACGAAGAAGGTGAGAAACAGGGTGTCGAAAGCGTTGACCTCGTATTGGGTAATCGCGGAGACCTTATTACGCATCTGTATCACAGGATGAAGGATAAGAACAAAGAGAAGGACGAACACAACGTTCTGCCCGCTATGCTCCGTCAGGGTATATCCCGTCTTACTATGGACGCTATGATTGAGGATATCGAGCGCAAGGGTCAGAAGCTGATGAAGATGGCCAAAAAGCTCGGTTTCCTTGATGACGAGGACAAAGAGCCTGAGACAACAGACGAAACAGCCGCCACAGACGCGAAGGAAGGAGGTCAGCATGAGTAACACCGTCATACGTCCCAAGACACGCGGAGAATGGCTGAGATACCGCGAGAACGGAATAGGTTCGTCAGAGGTTGCAACGATTGTTGGCCTGAACCCTTGGGAAACGAAGTATCAGCTATGGAGACGTAAGAAAGGTCTTGATCCCGCGAAGGATGAAACCTTTGCCATGAAAGCTGGTCATTATTTCGAAGATGCCGTTGCTCAGTTTTGGCACGACGAGACAGGACAGGAGATTATCAAGCGCAGCGCAGGTGACTGGCTCATACGCGACGATGAACGTCCGTATCTCCAGGTCAGCCCCGACCGCACCTATTGGCTCACAGGTCAGCCCCACAGCGCACAGAACAAAGGTATTCTCGAGTGCAAGACCACACAGCTCTCTATCGACGAGGATGATATCCCCAAGCATTGGTTCTGTCAGGTGCAGTATCAGCTCGGTGTCGCTGGGCTGACTCAGGGAAGCCTCGCGTGGCTCTGCTCAGGCCGTGAGTTTGGGTATAAGAACCTCGCCTTTGTCCATGACTTCTATCTTTGGCTCGTTGAAGAGGTCGATAAGTTCTGGAAGGACAACATCATCGGTGGTGTTGAGCCTGAGGCAACGGATGTTCAGGACGTGCTCCTGAAATTCAACCGCCACACGGACGGGAAGATTCTCGAAGTCTCGGAGGCCGTGAAGACAGCCTGTGAGGACTTGAAGAAGGTCAAGGAAGAGATTGACGCTCTGACTGAGAGGAAGGAAGAGCTGGAGGCTCAGATAAAACTCGGCTTCGGTGACGCGGAGGCCATCAGCTTTGGCGGTCAGACGCTCGCCACATGGAAAGCCCCCAAGCCGACTAAGAAGTTCGACGCAAAGGCTTTTCAGGCTGAGAACGAAAAACTCTGTGAGCCATATATGCGTGAGACTCAGGGAGCGCGCAGATTCCTTCTCAAATAACCCTATAAAACGTTCAGACAATGATAGCTATATCGAACCAACAGCGAGACGATATTGTGAAGTATATCGACCTTCTTTGTGAGACCCTGACGGCAAGCGACAACAGGACGTATAACATACGCCGACGCGCCCGCAAGCTGTCGAAGGTGCTGAGGGCAAAGCAGCCGTTCTCGGCAGCGTCTTTGTCTGAGCGTCTGTCCGACGAACCTAAGACAGGAAGATGACACAGGTAACAAACATCGGAGCCGCATACGGGCGTGGACGTCGAAAGGCGCACGACGCAAGCTGTTATGCGTGGTTAGCCCTAAGGTGCGGCTCCTTTTTCTCACAGAGCAATATATGGCAAGACCGATAAAGAATAACGCGGAGTATTTCAGCCACGACGCTGACATGCGCAACGACCTGAAAGTGAAAGCTCTCAGGCGCAAGTTCGGACACATGGGATATGCCGTGTGGTGCTTCATCCTCGAGACCCTGACAGGGGAGGATGATTTTGAGCTTGATTTCAGCGACATACAGCAGGAACTTCTCGCCGCCGACTATGACGTGACCGCCGAACAGCTGAGACAGATTACCAACTATTGCGTTGACATCAACCTCCTGCAGCGGAGCAATGACGGCCAGCGTCTCTTCTCAGAGGGTCACAAGCGCCGTTTTGAAGGCCTCCTGACGAAGCGCGCACGTGATCGTGAGCGTCTCGAACGTCTGAAATCGAAGCGAACAGCAGAAACAAAGCCTGTTTCTGAGACGAAAACCGACCTTTTCGGTGATTATCGCGGCGATAACTCACATAGTAAAGTAAAGGAAAGTAAAGAAAAGGAGAGTAAAGTAAAGAAGAGTATTGTATATCCCTATCAGGATATAATAGAGTTATGGAACTCTCTCTGCGGAAACTGCCTCCCGAAGGTTCAGAAACTCACAGATGACAGGCGGGAAAAGATTCGCCTCCGTCTCAATGAGCTGACAGGCGAACCGAAAGAATACATCGAGAAGGTAACGGAGCTATTCAGCCGCGTGAACGCCTCTGATTTTCTGAGGGGGGACAGCAACTCAGGCTGGACGGCCACCTTCGACTGGTTATTCTCTAACTCAAAGAATTGGGTCAAGGTTATGGAAGGTAACTATGACAATGAGCGCGGCTCTCGCGCAGTCTCGTCTGACGTGGCGGGCGTACAGCTCGGCGTTGGAGAGTTTATTGACCCTCAGACCAAACGACGCTCTTACGGCTCAGGAAAGGCCGACATTCCTCTGTCAGCCCCTCCCCGACCCTCTGAGAACCATGCGTGGAATGCATCAACCCAAGAATGGACGCTGCTATGAAAACATACTCGGAATACGGTATCAAGATACCCTCAGGCCATATCAAGGGCAAGGTGAAAACCTTCTGTCCTGAGTGCCACGCCACCCGCACCGATAAGCGGGATAAGAGCCTGAGTGTTGACCTCGACAAAGGAGTGTGGCACTGTCACTATTGCGGCTTCTCAGGCTGTCTCGAAAAGGAGGAATGGGAAAAGGAGGAAGAGCGCAAACAGTACGCTCTCCTGAAGAATCAGAAGCCCGTCTATAAGAAGCCCGAACAGAAACAGGCTCAGGCTGTCAGCGACAGGGCTATGAAGTGGTTCAACGGTCGCGGGATCAGCGCGGCCACCGTCAAGGCTATGAGAATCACGGAGGGGCTGGAGTGGATGCCTCAGAATCAGGCGAAGTCAAACACCGTTCAGTTCAACTATTACCGTGATGGGGAGCTTGTGAACGTGAAGTATCGCACAGGCGATAAGAAGTTCAAGCTCGTATCAGGTGCCGCTCTCATACCCTATAACATCGACGGCATCAAAGGCACGAAGGAGTGTATCATCACAGAGGGCGAAATGGAC